GGCTCAAGCAACCGCCTGAGCCTGGGACACGGAAATACGATCCCGCGACCCACAGCGTACGACCTGCGACCAAGATCGATTGATCCGCAGACAATGGCTATGTCGAAAGCTGTGGGGAGCACCAGTCACATTGTTGAACCGCGCCTGATCAGGCGCACCACATACGATGACAACACCACCGCACCATGCGTGGCTGTCATCAAAGCGACACGTCACTTCGACGACTACCTCCACCAATTGCGGGCGTGGGGCGCTCAACGACAGTACGAGCTACCCAAGCGCACACTGAAGAGTGGTATCACCACCCTCGATGTCGCACTGACATACAGAGAGGTGAGGTACCTGTGGCCAGAGCGTTTTACTCTGAGACTGCGAATGGCGCGAGCGTCATGGTATGACATCCTGAGAGTGCCGACTGTACCAGCTGTTGCTTGGCTGGTGACGCAAGTCCTCAAAAGATGTCAGGTGAGCACTGGACTGCTGGAGCGCATCTTCGCCCTCCTCGGATTCACACCACCAGCATCCGTGGCCAAAGCTTTGCGTACTGTCTTCCAGTTCATCGCCACTTTCACAAGAGGCGACACGGAGTTCAGGCGAGGCTTCACATTCGGACTTGTCATGGTATGCCTCGAGTGGGCATCTCGCCGCAAGGCAGAGTGGCGCGTGCGATTGAAGATAGAATCCCAGGCTGTCTCAATCGCGTGCGCACAGAAAACATTGGCGATGCAAGAAACAGTCACAGAGAAAGCTGCTGCCACTCCGATTGTGACGCAGGTGGCCACCCAAGTCCGCAAGACGCACGAGAAGGTCGAAACGAGTGTGCGTGATCGCTACGTTGCCGTCTGTGTCTTCGTTGCTTCAGCCTGGGCAGGCAATAGAGTGACAATAGTAGACCAGACAGAATGCGTTGAAGACGCAGAAACCTCCGTGTACGCACCAGACACTTCCATGGAATCTGTTGGCGACATCGGAGTGGCAAAGCGCATTCTCAAAGCGCGAAACTGCACCGCACCAACCAACCAGTTGCGAAGCAGTGTACGCGTCACAGCGAAATCTCCTGAGCAGCTACACCATGAGCTCCAGAAGGGAGAAGAGCGCGACATCCCAGGTCATGACGACATCAGAGAGACTTTCTCCGCGGTGGTCATTGGCCCAGAACTGTGCAACATCAGCGCAGGACTGACAGGCGACAGGCATGACGAAGCAAATGCCCTGACTCGCCACTTGAAGGTTCTCGTCTCACCAATCACTGGAGAAGTGATCAACCGAGATATCTCGCGAGACGCCGCAGACAGAATGGACAGGGCGACAGACATCATATGCAGCATCTTGCAAGCGCTTGCTCGCGAGCATGCACCTGACATCCTGCATTGGTCTCTCCCATCGAAATGGGGAGCGTCCCGCGAGCGTTATCACTCCAGATTGGTTGGCATCGGAAGAACCATCAAGAAGCCATTCCTCCGAGGCTTCGTGAAGCTGAATGAAATCGGTCTCCCCCTCAACAAACTCGCCCGTCTCGTCGGCAGCATGGGGATGGACATCTGTGCAAAAGATGCTCCTGGCATCGCTTGCGTGGAGAATTTATTCAAGCGCTTCATGCCGCACTTGGTCATCAAGGGACTTCGACAGGAAGACATCGAGCAGAGGCTGAAGAGCTTCAGCGAGCGAGGATCGAGATTCAAGCAGCAGATCATTTCCATTGACATGAGCGCAATGGACTCAAGCTGGACGATCGACGACAGGTCACGCGTCCGAAGATGTATGGTCGCTGTTCAAGACGAGATCCTCGAGTTTCTCGAAGCAGACTTCCAGCCTGACTTGGTGACATTGTGTGCGGAGGCAAAGGAAGACGTGCGATGGCAATTGAAGTATCACAACGTTCGCATGGCACCGAAAGACGCAATTCTCTTTTCAGGAGAGCGCGGAACTTCGATAGCGAACAGGCTGCTGATGCTCATCATCTTCTCGGCCGAGCTTTTGCGACTCTTCAGCGACGGTGAACAGAGGATCAGGAACATGTTCTTCTGTGCGCCTGAGTGCTTCCTTTACGGACAAGAAGAACGCAATTCAGGCGAGGTCGAGGTGCCACCATGCAAGGTCAAGCAAGAGCACTTCCCAGACCATCCATCATTCGATTGCTGCACCGGCGACGGCGACGACTGTGCAATGCTGTTGCCGCTTGGAGCCTATCGTTCGAAGGAAGAGATGATGCTCGCGTGGGAGGAATATGGCAAATTGGTGGACCCTTGCAGTCACTGGGCAGAGAGGAACGACATTGAGCTGCTATCGTTAATGTGTATCAGAACAGGCAAGGACAACAAGGCTTTCTTCATTCCGAAGTTGAAGAAGAACTTTCAGAGGATCCTTGCCTTCAGCTTGCACATTCCACCTGGCAGGTTGTTTGCCGAAGGCACACAGACATACGTTCCAAGTCCGAAGGACTACATGAGAGTCGCCACCGAGCTATGGCTCAGATCATTTCGGCTGCGTCAGACGATGGTGTCCCGCCAAGCCTGCAGAGCGATGTTCATCTACGCTTTTCAGAGAGCAGGCAAAGAGGCAACAACTGTCTACAGCGACGATCAGCACAGACTTGGTCGCGAAGATGGAGATCAGCTGCTGGTGGATTGCTTGGGTGATGTCCTGAACAACGCCTCGGCAGATGTGTCGCCATACGCCATGGTGAAGGCCGCGCACTTTGCGGATTTTATCAACATGAAACCTGGAGATGTCAAAGCAGAGAAAGACGAGTGGGTGCAGGCAGAGAGGACATGGGCAAGCCTGGAACTCACTGACGAACTCTGCGCCAGCATCGACACGCTTCTCACTTCCTTTCCAGTTGGGGAGCGCGTCGCGGATGCCCTTGGCTTTAGGCAAGAAGCCATCGCCATCCTTAAGAGGCAGCTTGTAAAGCACGACAACGACGTGCCCGATATGAGTGATGGACCTCGGCCCGGATCGAGATTGGTCGAG